CCGGTACACCGCACCACATTCCAGCATGACATGACAGCCCCAAGCCCTACCTTGGTAACTGTTTAAACCAAACCATACCGCCTGAATCCAGTCATGTTTCCCACAAGTATCTGGTTCCAGCCAAACGTACTGATGCTTGGGGAGGGAACCTGATCCAGTGTAGAGCGTCATCCATCCCCCCTAGCACGGATGGCAGCGGCAATTCTCCACGCCGAACTATGTTTTGGGTGTGCATCACCAATCATCAAAGTGCTTCCAAATTCTTCATCTGCAATCAAGGCACATGCCTCCCGCTCGGCTTCAGCAACGAGGACGGCAAAATCTAACAATCCAGCCGCATTATCGCCTCCATTTATTATTCCATTGCTGTCTACCCAAAACCCAGCCTCTCGCGCCATGCGGATGATGTCATCGCGGTTCATATCAAATCACCTGTGCGCTATAAAAACCTATAGCGATTCCCGTAAACAGTCCCACTAAAAACAATGCCGCTTCAACCCCAACCCGATCTTTTTCAAGATCTTTGTAGGCTTTGAGTTCTTCCTCAAGAACCCTGATCTCTTTCTTCAACCTGTCTTGTGAATACTCCATCGTTCTTCTCCAGTCTGGCGATGAGTCTGTTTAAATACCAAGCACTCTTCTTGGCATCCTTGATGGGATGTCCTTTCAACCACATCCGAAGAACGTACTTGAGTACCTGCCATTGCAAGCTTCCAGAGACAGGGTCCGGCGCAAACCGGATCACATCCTCTATGACATCAATGGCTTCCTGTTTACCTGCGGTGTAATGACTTGGATGATCTACTTCATCCTGTCGGGTTTGGTGTATTTCCATCCTTCTGGTGTCTCCACATAGCCTACGATTTCTAACTCTTCATCTGACCTGCAAAACCCTGTCACCTTCTTATGTCGATAAAAAGAAGCAGGGTTCGCAAACTTATTGCCGCACTCGGCGCACTTTCTTTGTCGAAACTTTTTCATTCCTTAGCCTTTCGTTCTCTTCCCTGAGCCTTTTGATCTCATCATAGCAAGCCCAAAGAACACCCCCAACGGTTAGGAACTTCATCTCAGTAGTTGTTCCTGTGTCATTGATCTCATGAGGCAAGTCCCTAATCAGATCAAGTATATCTTCATCAACGGTCATTTGATAGCTTTCTCAATCGCTGCGCGAAGTCCTTCGATCTCTGTTTGAAGGATGTCGGCTTGTCTCCATAGACCACGATATCGAATCTGCGCCAAGGATTCTTTGATGGGGTCGTCAGGCTTTTGGCCATAGCCCCATGGATGTCTTTCCAATTCTCTTTTCCAAGAACCTGCTTCACTCTCTTTGTCCACTGTCATGGCTCATCTCCTTACGGGTTTGTTCCCGAACAAGTACCATCAGTTTACAAATCAACATCTGTTCGCTGCGAAGATTGGGTTGCACCTTGTCGAACTGTTTAGACAGTTCTTCCACGATGTCCCAGTCCACGAACTCTAGTTCACCTTTCTCATTGATCTTGCACCAAGTCTTTTCCTGCTTGGGTAGCTCAAGGTAGGACTCTTCATGGAACCATTCTGGCTTAGGTATTTGCATTGAGTATCTCCTTGGCGTATTGCGTCCACTCATCACCGTATTCGACATGCATGTAGTCCCAGAACCACGGACCACCTCGGGTGAAATGTACCGCTAAAGGATTGGGACAATCATCCTTGGTGTGCCAGCCTTCCAGATAGTTATAGAACACAGGAAGGTTCCCGATAGATTCAATGCTGGTCCATTTGAATTGATGCAAGAAAGATCCTGACTCGGTGTTCACTGCTTGAAGGGTGAGGTTCTGGGTGTCTTCATGGCCACAGTTCAAGAGCATGAAGCTGGACCAGTTCTTGAGTGGGTACTGGGTTTGAACACAGCCATCCATCTTGGTCGTTTCTTTGGGCTGGTAGTTATGTTTAACCACCATCACGGAACAACTGTGATCTGCGTAGTCCATGACGGTCGCGATGTCTCCCCGCCACAGGAAGTCGCAGTCCATGAACACTGCCCATCCCTTGTATCCTGCAAGATACGGTGTCAGGAATCGGGTGTAGGTGAACTCGGTCGAAGCCAGAGGATCTTTCCCTCTCCAGTAAAGCTTCTGTTTACGCAGTTCATCCTGCTTGATGGGATGAATGTTTAAGTAAACGGAAGAGTTCCGTGCCAGAGATTCTCGGCAAACCTGAAAGGCAATGTCTTCTCTAGAGTCATAGCCAATGAAGATTTTCATTCTGCGATCCTCTTTAAGATCCAGTCATCCACTACCCGATTTACAATCTTGTAACCAAAACCTTCGCACAAAAACTTGATAGCATCAAACCGATCCCACATGTCCTTGAAATGAGGGTGGGACTTTTGTTCGATGACAATGACAGGGTTGTTGGTGACAAGGGTGCGCCTTGCCCCCTTCAGGACCGCTAACTCATAACCTTCGACATCGATCTTGATGAGATCAACGTCGTGATATTCATAGTCATCCAACATCGCCATGTCATAGCTGTCTCCCTCAGAGACATAGGCGGCTCCGGTGTTCCCGTCAGGGATGGTGAGTCCAATCTTGCGCGGCTCTTCGCCCAGTGCCACGGGTATAAGCTTGGCTTTGGGTGCGTTCAGAGCAAAAAGCTTTTGATATTCAGGGTGCGGTTCGAAAGCTACCACCTCGGTAAACACTTTCGATAACGGCTTCGACCACAGACCGACATGACCCCCGATATCTAAGGCTCTTCTAAACTTGTGACAGTAGGACAGCGCCATCTCCCGCTGAGGCTTTTGATATTCCCCTTCCCCTACCGCATCAAAGTAACCTTTGAAGTGGTGATCCTCATCAGGGAAATACCATCCGTAGACTTCTTTCATTTGCGGCCCCCTTTGTAATGCAGGATCTTGGGGCGGTTCACTTGACTGGCCTGTTCGGGAAGACAGGCATAGTGTCTTTCTTCCACCGCTTTAACAGGGTACCGCTCGGCGTACATCCTGATCGCTTCTTGATCCCCGTACCAGACATGGAACTTGGTGTCTAAGTTTTCAGCAATGCTGATCAGTTCTTTCCAGTACTGATTGCTTCGGGTCACCGTGAAGCAGGCGAGGTAAGGATAGACTTCATCCAGTGTCATCCCTTGGTATTCGGGGAACTCTAGTCCACGTTGTTCGACATTGAAGATCGCATCTTGGTTAAACGATCTTCGACAAATCACAACCTCGTCGTCGCCCAACACATCCTCTGGATAGACTGATTCTAAAAACACCATGTCTGAATCGACATAGAGTGCAGGCTCATTGAGGTTCAGTTCCGCAAAGGCATTGAGCCTTTCGGTCATGATGTGGTTGCGATCTACATAGTGATCAAAGCGGATGTCGCAATCCATGTCAGGGGTTTTGTTGTCACTGCACACAATGACTTTGGCCGATGGCATGTAGCGTCGAATGGATGCAATGAGTCGGGCTGGTTGGGTGACATCATCACCGACATGGAACAACACTATCGGGAACTTTATGTCATTGATCTCTGAGACCAGATCCTTTTTGACTTGATCCAACTGCGGTTGCCACGGAGCAATGACATTGTCTCTGGGATAAACCATGGTGTTGGGATACCAGAAGTTCTGTCTCCCTCTGCGGTTGTTCCAGAACCACAGCTTGTTGGCATCCAACAGAAACACCTTGGCTCCCACTGCCCCAGCCAGATGGGCGGTGGCATTGCTACAGGAGATAACGTAGTCGCAGCACTTGATGACTGCGGCCTGACCATCGAAGTCATGGGTCATGTCGATGTCCAGAAACTCTATCGGGAAATCCCCGAAAGCTTCTCTCTCTTCAGGGGTCAGGTTGTATTGGAGACTGACAAAGCGAACCCCGATGTTCCCGAAGGTGGACACAATGTCTTCGATGGGGATGGACTTGTGGTTCCCGATACGGGGAGCACCGGAACGCCATGACAGCCCGATGATAATCTCCCCCTTCTGTTTGTTTAAACTATTCCACACAGACTTGAGCTGCTCTGGGTCTGGCTTGAGATAGTTCCGTGCCGCCACCTGAGGGATGTCATCCATGACCTTGACGAACTCTGCCCCGAGCGAACCTAAGGCGATCTGGCCG